CTAATAAAAGGAACCGTCCACAGGCCAGAAACTGAGCCTGCAGCATTTGATAAGGTCGCGTGGAGAGCCATACCCGAACCGATAATAATCGGATATGGCAAAGATACAGCCCAACTACGGGCAGTGTAGCCACCAGCCAATTGAGGTGGTTGATAAACATCCACCTCATAATCCAACAGATCACCTCGAATACCAGTCAATGGGTTATTGATATCCTGAATGGTCCATTGGTTAGACTGTAGATTATATCTAGAGACATACAAATTTAATCCGACGCCCATAGAGGCAGCATTACCACCACTCCCATACTGGTCACCACATAGGTGTAAACCAGTTAGAGTGGTAGTAGTGGTAGTCACATTATCGCCCAAAGAACCATCAATTGAGCCTGTGATACCACCGGAGAAAGAGTTAGTCCCAGTAATCGAACCAGTCCAGGCGACCGTTGTTGGAGTACCAGCTATGGTCTCAGCAACGGTCTCAGAATCTGTGGTAGTAAGGTTAGCATCCAAAGAGATTGTCTGCCCACCAGGAATAGTAGTGGTAGAACCCAAAGTAAATGGGGAAATAATACCAATACAAAACTGGTTACCTGCAGCTGAAGCGACGCCATTGTAACCAAAGACGTCAAACAGCCTACACTCCACAACCTCCACCAGGAACTCACCAAGAAACGGTGAAGCTCCAGTAACAACAGGTGGAAGTGCCAACAATTGGAATGTCAAACATTTCCCAGGTGTTATTATGGGATTTGAGATATTCCACGCTGTTTGGCTAATTACGTTGTAAGTCGGAGACTGAATCGCGACCGTAGGAATTTGCCAGTCACCAGAATCATACTCCGAATCACCACGCACAAAATTACGTACCTGACCTATTTTTGACATCGGCGACTCCTTAAGGTTAGGCGACAGGACCGACCCTAGTACGACAGAAGGAGGTAGCCCCAACCTGTGTACCAGTAGACGAGACACCGGCAATCACCAGATGCAACGCCTGGCCGCCACCAATAATGACAGGTTGTGCCAAAGAAATTGACACACGAACAGTTTCAAAAAGACCTGTCATAGCTGCACGAGGAACTGAGATTAGTTCCCCCCCCTCAAGAAAGAGATAGTCATCACGTGCAGCGTCAGCTGGAGTGAGCGGATTACGCACATTCCAAAGAGTGGTCGTGTTGTTCAAATCAGAAACATACAACGCCACTGAATACTGAACAATGCACGCTGCTGCACCGCCGGCAGATGAAAGATGGACACAACCACGAACCTCATCGATCCGAAGTCGCCCAACCGACGGTGTAGATGACATGGGTACAGGGTTGATAACAACCAGCTGGGATGTGACGAATGAGCCAGAGGTAATAAGAATACCTGAATCGGCCCACCCTTGCAAACCAGCACCCGGGTTCGAGAGACCAGTAGCATCAACCGAAGCAGATGAAACAATCCAATCGGTTGTACCAGTCCGTCGACGTGGTGGAACATAGCCAGGGATAAACATAGAGCGATTACCATTTTGCATGGCCCGCCTACGATTCCGAGAACGCCTTGCCATAAGAAAATCTCCAGAAAATACAGGACTAGAGGTTAACCAAACATCAAAGTTCGGATCGTCTTTGCAACGCGACTGCGTTTCAATCTGTCAATGGTATTAGTACCATCCCAGCTACCAATGGAGCTCTGGACAGCCTTATCGCCGCCAGCACGAGCTATTAACTCATCGACAGAATAGCGAGACGCAAACTTGTCATGAGCCAATAACCACTCACACGCTGCATTAAAGCAAGGATGCTCAGCAGCGTTCTCCAATTGTTGAAACCACCGTAGCGAGTCCATATACCCGGACCAATTGATCCGAAAGCGCTCATACGACATCATCCCGTTAAGGACACGCATGAGTGGACGTATGCCGACATTAACCCCATCAACAGAATAAGATCTGCGATGAACCATAGACAAGAAACGAATCTCATCCGGGGAAAAATAGTTCTTATCGACAGACATCACCATACCAAGGTCAGAATACAACACACTAGATAGAGCTTGCGGGCTCACCTCACCCCGAAAGGCGAAGACACCATCATCCCCCTGAATAAGACAACGGGAGATAGTTACGCCGCATCGGTTAGCAGCGTAAGCCATTGACCACAAGTTCACAAGGCTACCAATCACGTTCGTCAAAACCGAACCCGATGGTATGCCTCCATTCCTACCAATTAAGTAGGAATTAGGTGTGATGATACCACAATTTAAGAAATGGTATCGAACCAAATCAAATAAATCGTGGGATGACACAGCGAACCAATTCTTGACTATAGCAAAGACCCGATTCAATACCGTTTCCGACACTGACGCATCAAAATTACTATAGTCAATTGAGAGGAAAGGACCTCTACAATCCTCAAACATCCCAGTGACGGCCCAATTAACAGAACATTGGCCCGACCACGCTGGAAAGCATGGGAAGTCCCTAAGGTACTTCATGAGTGGCATGAAGAACATCTTCTCCAAATTACCAATCACTCGTGAACACTGGAATACCGCACGCGCCTTAGCACGTAAATACGGCCCGGCAGGTTGCCCGCGTGATCCGATCAAAGCCGGAAAAAGAAGGCAGGCTTGACGCTCA